GAAGTCAACAGATACAATAAAACTTTTGTGAGTCAAGGGAGAGCACTTGGTGAACTTGGTCATCCAGAAGGTCCTACAGTTAACTTAGATCGTGTATCCCACAAAATTACCTCGCTCGTTAGAGAAGGAAATAATTTTAGAGGAAAAGCACAACTGCTTTCAACTCCAATGGGTAAAATTGCATCATCTTTAATAGATGAAGGAGTTAAACTTGGAGTATCTTCTCGTGGTGTTGGTTCACTTAGAGAGAGTAGTAATGGTTGTAAAATGGTAGGCGAAGACTTCCAATTAGCAACTGCTGCCGACATAGTGGCAGACCCTTCCGCACCAGACGCTTTTGTGAATGGTATCATGGAAGGAAAAGAATGGGTTTGGGAAGGAGGTTCACTCCGAGAACAACTCGCAGAAAAAACTGAGAAGCGTATTAATACACTTGTCACACAAAAAAGATTAGAGGAAAAGAAGTTAAGTCTCTTTCAAGATTTTCTAAATAACCTCTAAATGTAAAAGATCTATAAATAAGTATAGATTCTTACGAATTTAAATAAATCCACGGTAACTTTTTACACTAAATGGAAAACATCGAAGAAAACGTAGTCACCAAAGGTGCAGCAAAAGCTGATCCTATGCCTTCATCAGGCATCCCAGTAGAGGATCTTGGTGGTCCTACACCAGAAAACTATAAGCCTGATGACGATTCAGCAAAGCTGAAAGATCCAGCATCAACACTTGCACAAGTGAAAGATGTTGTCAATGCTAAAGCTATGAAAGCAGAAGAAGCAGAGACAGAGGATGAAGTTATCGAGGAAGAAGAAGCAACTACTGATGAGGTAGTCGCTGAAGAGGAAACAGCAACTGAAGAGGAATCTGAGGAAGTTGTTGCCGAAGCAGAAGAAACTTCTGAAGAAGAAGTCATCGAAGAGGAAGAGGCAATTGACATCGAAGCAGATGTTCAAGCTCTACTTGAAGGTGAAGAACTTTCAGAAGAGTTCCAAAGCAAAGCAAGAACTATTTTTGAGGGTGCAATCAGATCTAAGGTTGCAGAAATCAAAGAAGAATTACAAGAGTCTTATGCAACTGCACTTGTCGAGGAACTAGACAAAATCAAGGAAGGATTAACAGAAAGAGTTGATTCTTATCTTGAGTATGTCGCTGACGAGTGGATGCAAGAGAACCAAATCCAAGTGGAAGCAGGACTCAAAACAGAAATGACTGAATCCTTCTTAGAAGGTATGAAGTCACTATTTGAAGAACATTATGTAACTATCCCTGAAGACAAATACGATGTACTTAATAGCATGGTAGATAAACTTGATGAAATGGAATCAAAACTCAATGAGCAGATTGATCGCAATGTTGCTCTAAATCGTAGATTGGCAGAATCCACTGCAGATGGCGTTTTCGCTGCTGTAGCTGAAGGTCTTGCAGACACTCAGAAGGAAAAACTCGCTACTCTTGCCGAAAATGTTGAGTTTGAAAGTGAGACAGACTATCGTGAGAAACTAGTTACATTGAAGGAATCTTATTTCCCAAGCAAAACTAGTGCTCCAAAGAGCACCTCTGAGAATTTATCAGAAGAGGTTTCAACAGATGAAGTAGCATCAGTAGATACTACTCCTAGAATGCAAGCCTATTTGGATATCTTATCCAGAGCTGCGAAGAAGTGAATTTAACATTTATTCAAACAATAAACCGTAAGAGGTAAATTTCAAATGCAAATGTATAACACAGAACATTTGCAGGAAAAGTGGGGACCTATCCTCGATTTTGACGGAGTTGATCCAATCAAAGACGCACATCGTAGAAACGTCACCGCAATCCTGCTTGAAAACCAAGAAAAAGAATTAAGAGAGGAAGCATCTTTCCTTTCAGAGCAACCAACAATCACAACAGGTTCTGGAGCAATCTCCAATAATGTTGGTGGTGCTGGTTTTGGTGCAAAGGCTGCTGATGCAGGTCCTGTTGCAGGTTTCGACCCAGTACTTATCAGTCTAATTCGTCGTTCAATGCCTAACTTGGTGGCATACGATTTAGCTGGTGTACAACCAATGAATGGTCCTACTGGACTTATCTTCGCAATGAGATCCAGATTCACTTCACAGAGTGGAACTGAAGCACTATTCAACGAAGCAGATACAGCATTCTCTGGTCAGAATGAAGGTTTCGACCTAACATCTGGTTTCACTGCAACTGGTGCATCTAACGTTGGTTTAGGTACAACTGCTCAGAGTGGTTCAAATCCAGGATTACTTTCTGGTACTGCATCTCAAGCAAATGCTACTGACTACAACGTTGGTCAGGGTATGAGAACAGACGACGCTGAAGATCTCGGTACATCTGGAGATAACTTCAACGAGATGGCATTCTCAATCGAGAAAGTCACCGTGACTGCGAAGTCAAGAGCTCTAAAAGCAGAGTACAGTTTAGAACTAGCACAAGACCTTAAGGCAATCCACGGATTGAACGCTGAGGCTGAGTTAGCAAACATTCTATCAACTGAGATTCTTGCTGAAATCAACAGAGAAGTCATCAGAACAATCTACAACGTAGCGAAGCCTGGTGCTCAAGCAAACGTTGCTTCTGGTGGAACATTCGACTTAGATACAGACTCCAACGGAAGATGGTCAGTTGAGAAGTTTAAAGGTCTCATATTCCAGATGGAAAGAGATGCTAACGCAATCGCACAGGAAACTCGTAGAGGAAAGGGTAACATGATCCTTTGTTCTGCTGATGTTGCTTCTGCACTTACAATGGCTGGTGTATTAGATTACACACCTGCTTTAAATGCTAACCTTAATGTAGATGACACAGGCAATACATTTGCTGGTGTATTACAAGGTAAGTATAGAGTATACATTGACCCATTTGCTGCTAACGTTGCTGCTACTCAGTATTACGTTATGGGCTACAAGGGTTCATCTCCTTATGACGCTGGATTATTCTACTGTCCATACGTTCCATTACAGATGGTTCGTGCGGTTGGTCAGGATACATTCCAACCAAAAATTGGATTCAAGACCAGATATGGTATGGTTGAGAACCCATTCTCACAAGGAACAACTCAAGGACTTGGAACACTTACACGTAACACAAACCGTTACTACAGAAGAGTTAAGGTTTCCAACCTTATGTAATATAAATATCTCGTTCGAGATAACAGAGACTCCTTCGGGGGTCTCTTTTTTTGTCAATGTCTGGAAACCTAAATAATGTTACAGGAGGTTAAGACAAATGTTACACTTATTAGGTAGAGGAATAATGCCAGAATGGAATGATGAGAAGCACGACAGAGATGAGGTCTTTGCCTTTCTATGTTATCGTGGAACTCATTATGCAAAAACGGTTTATATAGATTTCTGTATGGAGGGTCCTTCTTGGTTTCTAAATAATCCTAGAAAAGATGATCCTAAAATTAATACCTAACACACATCCAATACTACATGAAAGGGTAAAAAAATGTAGTTATGACTTAGATCGCACAGAGTTAAGTAAAATTCTTTATGAGAACATGATTCATCACAATGGTGTAGGACTCTCTGCAAATCAAATAGGCATCAATGAGAGAGTTTTTATCATGGTAAAAGATCTTGAATATAATGAAATACTTACCTGTTTTAATCCTCGAATATTAAAACAATCATCTAAAACCTGTGTAATGGAAGAGGGATGTTTATCTTATCCAGATGAGTTTCTAGAGATCGAAAGATCAGAAACAGTTGTAGTAAAGTATGAAGATGTGAACAAGGTTGATCATAAAATAAAGTTGGAAGGATTTGCTGCAAGAGTTTTTTTACATGAGTTCGATCATATGCAAGGTATCAATTTTACTCAAAGAGAGAGGTAATAAATAACTATAGGTGATACCTATAGTCATGTCTCATTTGACAATATTGAAGAAGAATGAAGTCTATCTTCAGATAGAGTCGGATCCTCATGTGTTTTATGAACTGTCTGATCAGTTTACATTTGAGTTACCGGGAGCTAAGTTCATGCCACAGTATCGCAAAAGATACTGGGATGGAAAGATAAGACTCTTCAATATAAACAATGGACAGATATATGTTGGTTTATTAGATAAGATAAAAAAGTTTTGCGAAGATCACGATTATAGTTACTCATTTGTAGACAACGAATACTATGGGACTCCATTTGAAGTCAATGAAAGTATCTCATATGAGGGTGTCAAGGATTATATAACATCAATTAGCAAGTATGCTCCCCGTGAATACCAAATTGAGGGAGTATACGACGCTTTAAGACATAATAGAAAGTTGTTGATATCCCCAACTGCTTCAGGTAAGTCTCTGATGATATATTCGATTGTGAGATATTATGTTGAGCGAGGCGAAAATACTCTGATAGTCGTTCCGACGACTTCGTTAGTAGAACAGATGTATAAAGACTTTGCAGACTATGGTTGGGATGTAGGTTCATTTTGCCACAAAATTTACGCAGGAAAAGAACGAGAGACAGACTCTCAGGTAATCATAACGACTTGGCAATCAATCTACAAACTCCCCCGAAATTATTTTAAAAGATTTAGTGTTGTAGTTGGGGATGAGGCGCACCAATTTAAATCAAAGTCATTAATATCTATAATGACAAAACTTGACCATGCAAAATATCGGTTTGGATTTACTGGTACACTA